CTTTAGTGTTGAAAGACAAGAAGTTTCACAATTACCTGTAGTAGCCGAAGAATTTTTTCATAGCGACACATGTATCCAAGTAGCAGATAGTAAACTTGGTTGGGCTAAGGCTTTAAAAGAATTAATTGCTATGCTGTATTCAGGTCAGATTCCAACATGGGATTTGAGCAAAGTAAGACCAGCTGGTGCACCACTTAAAACATTTGGTGGTAGAGCATCTGGACCAGAACCACTTGACAGTTTGTTTAAATTTGTGGTATCTACATTTAACGGAGCACCAGGAAGAAAATTAAATTCAATTGAATGTCATGACATTGTATGCAAGATTGCAGAAATTGTTGTGGTTGGTGGCGTAAGAAGATCTGCTTTGATCTCACTATCAAATTTGTCTGATGACAGAATGCGACACGCAAAAGCAGGACAATGGTGGGAGCAACACGGACAACGAGCTCTAGCAAACAACTCAGCATGTTACACAGAGAAACCAGACATTGGAATATTCATGGACGAGTGGAAAGCTCTATATGATTCTAAGTCAGGTGAAAGAGGTATCTTTAACAGAGAATCAGCAAACAAACAGGCTGTAAGAAATGGAAGAAGATCAGCTGAAGGTCAATCATTTGGAACAAATCCATGTTCTGAAATTATTCTAAGAGATAGAGAATTCTGTAATCTTTCTGAGGTTGTAGTTCGTGCTAACGACACAGAAGAATCACTGTTAGAAAAAGTAGAACTAGCAACTATTGTAGGAACTCTACAATCTACACTGGTAAACTTTAAATATCTATCAGCTTCATGGAAAAAGAACTGCGAAGAAGAAAGACTACTAGGAGTATCTTTAACTGGTATTATGGATTCGCCGTTAACAAGTCCAAAAAATAAAAACTTATCTGAATTGTTAGAAAAACTAAAAGACAAAGCAGTTGAAACAAATGAAAAACTTGCAAAGAAGATTGGTATTCCGGTATCAGCCGCGATTACTTGTGTAAAGCCATCAGGAACTGTATCACAACTTACAGATGCGGCCTCTGGTATTCATGCAAGACACAATCCATATTACATTAGAACAGTACGTGGCGACAAAAAAGATCCACTTACAATGTATATGAAAGATGCAGGATTTCCAATTGAAGATGATGTAATGAATCCTAGTCATACTGCGGTATTTTCATTTCCAATGAAGGTTGATAAAAAAGCAATCTTTCGTATGGATATGTCAGCTATTGAACAATTAGAGCATTGGTTAGCATATCAAAAACATTGGTGTGAACACAAGCCATCTGTAACTATTTCTGTTAAAGAACATGAATGGATGGAAGTGGGTGCATGGGTATATGATAATTTTGATTGGATGTCAGGAGTATCATTCTTGCCATTTTCGGATCACACATATAGACAAGCACCATATCAAGATTGTGAAGAAAAAGAATACAACACTCTTTTAGCTCAAATGCCAAAAGATGTTGATTGGGCTAGACTTGCTGAGTACGAAAAGTCAGATATGACTATTGGTAGTCAAGAATTGGCATGTGTAGCCGGAGGTTGTGAAATATGAGTATAGAAATTTGGGGCAAACAACTTTGTACCTTTTGTGATCGTGCAAAACTTGTATGTGATAACAGAGGGTTTAAGTATGTCTACAAAGAACTAGATACAGATTTCACACGAGAGCAGGTGTTAGAAGAATTTCCAGGAGCTCGAACATTCCCGCAGATAAAAGTTAACGGAGATATAGTTGGCAGTTATCAGCAGTTTGAAGAGTATCTGGAAAACACCGGCTATAACGGAACAGGACACGGACATTAATGTTAGTAAATTCACGAAAAAAAGGTGACATTGTCACCGTCAAACTTATCAGTGGCGAAGAAGTTGTAGGACGTTGGGACAGCAAAGAAAACGGCGTTGTAAAACTTACAAAGCCACTGATGGTTACTATGACAGCTGAAGGTCCTGCTATGGCACCATGGGTGTTTAGCAGTGATCTACTCGGCGAACCTCATATTGATATAAATGAGCAAACAGTAGTAGCAGTAATTAATACACACAAACCTTTTGCAGATGCATATTTACAAGGCACCACTGGTATAGTAGGTGTTGGAGCGGTACCCTCTAGTTTAAAAAACTAAATACGTGTATGAGCTCTAAACCTGTACACTTAAGAGGACAGGGTCGAAGTTGTGGTGCGAGTACCACTGGACCGTCGGCCAGTAATGTCTATGTAAATGGCATAGCTGTATCACTAATTGGTGATACATGTAGTCATGGCTCCGGTGCATTAATTTCTACACAATCAACAGTATTTGCTAATAATAAGCTAGTGATCAGAAACGGCGATCCAGCCAGTCCTGATAACTGGACTTTAATCCCACACCCAAATCCTAGTGCCTCAGGCGGATCTCAAAATGTTTATTGTGGTTCACGGTCAGGGGTAAGGTAAATGGCAAATAAGACAGCAATTATAGCGGCCGGTACAAATGATGCCTCTAGTCAATCAGCGTTAACCACAACAAATATTACAAACACAATTACAAAACTACAAAACGAAGGTTACGAAGTTGTAGTTATACCACCAAATCCTACATCATATGGAGTACAGCATGATGCAGTCGTGGCGGCCGCGGCATTAAAAGGTGTAGGTATACATGAAGGAACATATAGCACTACAAACACAGCCCAATTAACATCAACAAGTGCAACACAAATTAGAAATACATATCCTAATGCTTTTATAGTAGGTGATGATAATGCTGTATTAATAAACAATGGTGTTGTAACACCTAATGCCATTAATGCTAGAACATCAGATGTTATCTATAATGCTGTTAATATGACAGACTTTTTAACTAACTATGATGGTGGAGGCACTACTAATGTCTTTAATTCTGGGAACACATCTAGTTATAAACCTCCAGTTACTACTACTTCTCAAAGTGATGCTTATTCATTAGCAAATCCAGCATCTGCTATTGGTATGACAGACTTTGCATCTGGGTTATCTTCATTTAATGATTATTTAGATGTTAAACATCATATACAAGAAGAATTAGTAGCAGGCACACAAGACTTAGGTAGAGCTATTGTTAAAGCCGAATACAGTTATACAATGCGTGAATTATTGTGTGGATTGTTAGCAGGTAAAGGATTAAAATTACCAAATATACAAATGTGTTTAAGCATGAACCTACGTGGTTTATTGGGTATGGATGGTATCACTGGAACACTACAAGATGCTCTAAATCAAGCACAAGGAATGGTAGATCAGTTTTTAGATCATACTAGTATTAATAATGTATTAGGTAGACTTAACGGCATTATACAAGAAGCTTCTAGTATTGCAAATATGATTAACTTTTGTGGTACTCCTATACAACCACAAGCTATTCCAAATATGTTAGAAGGTGCATTTGGCAGTTTCTTAGGTGCTGGACAAAATATAGTTAATGCATTAGGAGAAGTAATTCCTAGTGAAGTAAGTGCTTGTGCTAGTTTAGGAGCAGACGGAAAGCCACAATTTAAAGCAAACATATTCAATGGCGGTGCTCTAAAAACAATTGGCGATAATCTTTCAGCAATACAAAATGGTAGTATAGGTTCTACTGCTTTAAGCGAAATAGTAGGCTCACTAAATTCTGTTTCAGACGAGTTTGGCAAGCTCATTGATAAGGAAACATACATAAATGGTACAGGCGGAAGTGGATATGACACAGGAGGATCACAATTTACATGTGGAACTCTAGCAACACAAGTTGTAATTGGAAAACTTTATGAAATAGAAACACTAGGCACATCAGATTTTACAACTATTGGTGCTAGTGCAAATTCAGTAGGAACTACATTTACTGCTACTGCCGTCGGAACTGGTACAGGTTGTGTACGAGAAGTTAATACTGTTATTGGTGTTTTACATAATCCTGATAGCGAAGGTGTTGCAGGAAATGCGGCCTTGGCGGCAAGTATTAAAAATGCATATGATCAAGTAGGTGGATATCCGGTTGTAGCAGAAGACGGCACTATACACGACAACATTTTTGAAGTATTATTAGAACCAGAAATGCTTAAAAAAGTACGTTCTAATGATAATCCTGCAGGTTTAATACAAAGACAAAATCCAGTATATGATTATTGTGGTAACGTAATAGGTTATACACAAACAACAACTAGTGGTAGCGAAGAGCGTAGTGGTGGTTCAGCACCAATAGCAAGTTCGTTGCCTGGTAACTTAGGACAAGGTGATAGAGCAACTGCAAGTACAGTTTTTAAAGCAAATAATAAATCACCAGGCATACAACCTACTAATACCGGACCAAATACAGTAACAAATGAAATAGATTCGCCTAAGATTCCTGCAATGACTCAAGCAGAGCGTGATAGTATGGTAGCAATTAATGGTGCTATTGTTTACAATCAGGATACTAATAAATTTCAAGGTTATGCAAATGGAACATGGACAGACTTTGATGGTAGTGGTGGCGGAGGAGGTGGTAGTTCATTTGTACTAACAGTACAAGATGAAGGAAGTTCGCTATCAACAGGTGCAACTATATTAGACTTTACTGGTGCTGGTGTAACAGCAACAGGTAATTCTAGTACTAAAACTATAAACATACCAGGTAGTTCATTAACAATACAAGACGAAGGATCAGCATTATCAACTGCTGGCACTACATTAAATTTTACTGGTGCTGGTGTTATTGCTAGTGGAACAGGCTCTACTAAAACTATAAACATACCAGGCGGTGCGGCACAAAATCTATTTTCAGAAATAGCAGTATCAGGTCAGTCAAATGTAACAGCTGATAATCCTACAGATACTTTGACTTTAATTGCTGGTACTGGAATATCAATTACCACAAATGCCGGC